CCCGCAAGGTAACGATGGGTGATGTGTTCTTCGGTGCCGAGTTTGGTGGTGGTGCCAAACCAACTACCAAACAATTCTTGAGGCATCGTGGTCAGTCTGGGTACTTCTTCTGGCCTACCGTCCGCAAGAAAAAGAACTTGATTGCCCAAAGATATCTAGATGCCATTGAGAGAATTGTCAAGAAACTAGGCATTGGCTGATACTTGCAATCCGCTGAGGATTCGCTATCCTGATAGTCGGAGGTTCTGCACAATGTTTGAAGTCGTCGGGTTCCCGTCAGTCAAGTCCATCTACCCAAAGACCATCGCATCATCTTGGATGGAGTTCGCCACAATCCTCGGCAACCATCAAGAACGTGAACAGAAGTCTGACGGCAAGTTATATTCGCCAGTCACCTATCGCGAATACACAACTCGTGGCAATGCGAACGTGTCGCACATCTGGGCGTTGGTTGCCGACCTTGACGGTGAAGCATTCGAGCAGGCAGATCTCGGATCGTATATACACTTCGCGTACACAACCTGGTCGCATCGTGAAGACAATCCACACTGGCACGTTGTCATCCCGTTTGAGCAGGCTGTGCCGGTACAGAACTGGGAAGAAGTTTGGTACGAGACACATGAGCGTCTTCGTCTCAAAGGCGACCCAGCAACTAAAGACCCTGCCCGTATCTTCTATCTGCCACAGCACGAAGCAGGTCAGCAGTTCCACACACATCATTCAGGTTGGCGGTTCCTTGATCCAACGATCACAGACATCGCTGCACCGACACGACGATTCAACACACCGAACATTCGCTCGACTGTGCAACGCACCAGCACAAAGAAGAATCGCCATGTCGCAGATCCGCGTTGGTGGGATGCACCAGTTGACTTGTCAAAATATGACGGCATGACTCAAGGTCAGATACATAAAAGCATTCAGATTGAATGGGCTGACTTCAAGAAACGAGCAGGCATAAACTGAGTAGAATTGCGTCACCATGGCAGGTGAACGCACTTTCGTTGTAAAAATACTCGGTGATGCAGGTAGTGCTGTTGCTGCGTTCAAAAAACTGCAAGCCGAAGGTGAGAAGACAACAGGCGGATTGGCTGCACAATCCAAAGCAACGCAAGACATATTCAAACAAGTAACGATTGCAGCCGCCGCAGGCTTCGCATCTGGTGTCGCACTCTTAACCAGTTCGGTCAACGCCGCAATCCAAGACCAACAAGAACAAGTCAAACTTGCTCAAGCCTTAAAGAACACCACAGGTGCAACAACCGAACAGATCGCTGAGACGGAGCGTCTGATAACCCAGATGAGTCTCGCGTCCGGTGTAGCGGATTCTGAGCTTCGTCCGGCTCTGGCGACACTCGCGCTCGGTTCAGGCAGTTTGGCTCGCGCACAAAAAGACCTTGGTCTTGCACAAGATATTGCAATAAGCACATCTGTACCACTAGCTCAAGTAGCCGATGCTCTGTCAAAAAGTTACAACGATAACTTCAAAGCATTGAAGGCCTTGTCGCCTGCGTTGGCCGACAACATCAAAGAAGGTCAAAGTCTTGACCAGATCTTCAGTGAGTTGAATACGACATTTGGTGGCGCAACTCAAGCCGCCGCAGGCACAGCCGCAGGACAGATGCAGATCCTCAAAGTACAGATGGCCGAACTCAGTGAAAGCATCGGTGCAGCATTAGTGCCGGCGTTGGCTGCGGTTCTTCCGTTGTTTCAGGCGTTGGCTACATTCGCCCAGAATCATTCAACATTGTTCGCTGGGCTTGTCATCACGTTCACCGCTGTCGCTGGTGCCGTTCTTCTGTATGCCACCTATCTGAAACTTCTTCCGCTTCGAATCGCTGCGGTTGCGGCAGCCCAAGCGATCTTGAACTTCTTGATGACCGCCAATCCGCTTGGACTTTACATTCTCGGAATCGCAGCATTGGCTAGTGCGTTCATCGTATTGAGCGGCAGATTTGAGGACGCCTACATCGCATTAAAGAAGGTTGTCAACGGATTCAACAGTTTGCTCAACATCATCCTGCCTCTAGATATCCCGATGATGAATGTCAAGAAACGTACCGAAGAGATCACTCAACAGCAATATCGGGCGATCCCTATCGCCGAACAGATCGGCAAAAAGTATTTGGATATCGCTGGTGCATGTCGCGAGATTCTTAAAGTTCCAATCGCCAAACAGTTGGCGACTCAGACCGATCGGTTGACAGAGTTGGCGTTCTCGCTTGGCGTCACAAATGTGACGTACGGAAAATTTAACACCGCAACTGGTGGTGCTTCAAAGGTTGTTGAAACTGCTGCCGAGAAGATGAAGAAGTACACAGATGCGTTGAAACAATCCGAGGTTGCTTCAAAGTCTTATACCCGTTCGCAGAAGGCCACGGCTGATGCTCAGAAGTCTTTGAACTCCGCTAACACGGATCTGACCGCAGCACAAGATCGATTCAACAAAGCGGTCGCAGGCTATGGTGCGGATTCGGCTGAGGCTAAAGCAGCACAGAAAGAATTGAGCAAAGCCCAACGCAATGTTGAGACGGCTGGGTATCGAGTAGAGCAATCCGTGTTTGCGGTTCGTGACGCGGAACTGAAACTTGCCGAACTTCGAGCCGATCCAACTTCAAGTGCGCAGGCTATTCGTCAGGCTGAGATTGATTTGGCTGAAGCGAAGATCTCTGTCAAGGACGCAACTGACGCGCAGGAAGAGGCCACGAACGGTTTGGCTGAAGCACAGTCAATTCTGAACCAGGCTGTGAACGGTGCAGTCGAAGGCTCTGATCTTTACAACGATCTTTTGAAAGAAGTCAATGATGCGAAAGAGCGTCAAACGGCTGCATCGGAGAGATTGACTGGTGCTGTTGACGCTGAGACTGAAGCATATGAACGTCTTGCCGAAGCGATTAAGGCTGCTGGTGATGCGGCGAAAAACACTGGTCGGAGTGGTTTGACTATTCCTTCGTTGCCTACTGGCATTCCAACACCAACTTCATCAACGGTGCCATCAGATATTCGTGGTGGTACGGGTGCGAACATTGTGATCAATACAGGTATCGGGACGAACGGTGTTGAGGCTGGGCGTCAGATCGTTGAAGTGTTGCAAACATATACGAACATCAATCGTGATGCTATTGCGTCTCTAGTTCGAAGGTAGCCATGCCGAAGACTTTGAAGTGGGGTCAACCCTATTCGGTTCTGTTAGATGTCGGTGCGGTCGCTGACGCATTCACACTCGACACATCACTTCTTGACGGCACCGACACACTTGACGGCTCAACCGACTTCGTGGACGCAACCGAATATGTGTTGTCTGTAGCAATTCAACGTGGCCGAGGTTCACAAGTTGAGCAATTCAATCCTGGTACTTGTCGCATCCTTGCTGACGATCGCGCATCAGGCAGACTCTTCGACCCAGCGAACACCGCATCAACCTGGTATGAAGGCAACTTTGATCTCGCACCGAGACGCGCCATCAAAGTTCTTGCCGGCACAGCCGAACTGTTCGTCGGAGCAATCACCGACCTAGATATCACCTACCAAATGCCCGACTTGTCGTTTGCGTCTATCACAGCAGCGGACGGACTGTATGAGTTGAGTCGCACAAGTCTCGCCGCGTTTGACCCGTCATCAGAACTTACATCTGCGCGTGTGTCCACAATTTTGAACCGACCAGAAGTCAACTACTCGACAGCGTTACGAAGCATCGAGACAGGACTCGCAACATGTGGCACCGTCGCCTACGCCGCGAACGCGAACACTTTGTCAGCGTTGCAGGCTGTCGCAATCGCTGAGGATGGCCGACTCTTTGCGAATCGTCGCAACGAAATTGTGTTTGATCAGCGTGTGGACTTCACGTTCTCTACCGCTATCGCAGGGTTCGGTGGCACAGCAGTCAACCAGATTCCGTTGCTTGACATCGGTGTTGCGTATGGTCAGGAAACTTTGTTCAACCGTGTGCAGATAGATGTTGATGGTGGCACCGCAGCACAGGTCGCATCTGATGCAACAAGTCAAACTCAATACGGTGTGCAGACGTTGTCGTTCTCGAATGTGCCGTTGAATACTTTGGCTGCTGGTGCGACGTTGGCACAGAACATTGTTGACAAATACAAAGAACCCAAGATCCGATTCGATCAGATCTCAACGAGTCTGAATGCTTGCGGGACGGCCTTGTTCGCGACCGTGTTGGCATTAGATGTCGGTGACGTAGTCTCGGTCACGAAGACCTACACGGCAGGTCTGCCACTGTCGCGCACCGACACCGTGTTCATCGAGTCCGTCACCCACGACATCACACCCACCGATCATCGGATAAGATTCGGGCTAGGACAAGCACAGATCGTCCTTCCGTTCTTGCTCGACACATCCGAACTTGATGACACAACTTACGCACTAACATAGGAGCATTATGGCTGGAGCTGGATATCGAACATTCGCATCTGGAGAAGTCCTGACTTCGAATAATGTCATGACCTACTTGATGGATCAGATGGTTCAGGTATATGCAGGCACCGCAGCACGATCATCAGCAATCCCATCACCATCAGCGGGAATGGTTGCGTATTCGACTGCTACAGGTTTGCAAGTTTTTAACGGCTCAACATGGGTTAATGTATAGACATGGCTGGCGCAGGATATCGTACATTTCAATCGGGAGAAGTCCTCACTTCGACCAACGTACAGACGTACTTGATGGATCAGGCCGTGCAGGTTTATGCCGGCACAGCAGCACGATCATCCGCAGTCCCATCACCGTCAACAGGAATGGTTGCGTATTCGACTGCTACAGGTTTGCAAGTATTCAACGGATCAGCATGGGTAAATGTTGGTTCTCAAGTTTTGGCTGTGGATTTCATGTTGTCAGGCGGAGGCGGTGGCGGTTCTCGAAGTGCAAGCCCAGGAGGCGGTTTTTCTGCTGGTGGCGGTGGTGCTGGCGGTTTTGTAACTGGTTCGTCAATTCTTGGCAAGACCACTTATGTTGTAAAAATTGGTGCAGGTGGCGCAGGTGCAACAACTGATGACGGTCAAGGTCAAAGCGGTTTTGCGTCAGGGTTTATAAATACTGCTAACGGTGGCGGTTGCGGTGCTAGTAGAGTAGACCCAGCGCAAAACGGTGCGTCAGGTGGCGGTGCAACCGCAGGTGGTGGCGCAGGTTCGGGTATATCGGGTGAAGGTTTTGCAGGTGGCACAAGTTCGGCTAGTGCTAACGGTGGTGGTGGCGGTGGGTCTGCAAGTGTTGGCGGTAACGGGTCAGGCACAACAGGCGGTGCAGGCGGCACAGCAACAGCAAACAGTTATACAGGTTCAAGCATTTCGTATTCGGGTGGCGGTGGTGGCGGTGGCACAACAGTAGGCGGCACGGCTGGTACAAACGCAGGAAACGGTGGCGGAAACGCAGCAGGGTCAAACGCAACTGCTAATCGTGGTGGCGGAGGTGGCGGTGGCGGCGACGGCGAAAATGGCGGAAACGGCGGGTCGGGCGAAGTTGTTATCCGATATCTGACAGCAGACGCAACAGGTTTAACAATTACAACAACAGGTTCACCGACAACAGGCACAAGCGGCGCATACTCTTACCTTCAATACACGGCAACAGGAACATTGGTGATCGCATAATGGCACACTTTGCAAAAATAGAGGACACAAAAGTTGTTGAAGTAATTGTCATCAGCAACGATGACGCACCAACCGAAGCAGACGGCCAAGAGTTCATCGCATCTATCGGTCTTGATGGTCTGTGGGTCCAAACTTCTTACAACAACAACGAAGTTGAAGGTGCATCTCGTGGCAAGTTCGCAGGCATCGGCGACACTTGGAACGGCACAGAGTTCATAGAACAGTAATGTGGGCAGGTCGCTGACAAGGTGGCTGATTCCGCTACCAGCAATCCTGTTCTCGATCTGGCCGACTACGGTTCGAGCCGAACCGATACCTGGATTGAATACGACCTACTACACGATTGACGAGATCCCACCAGTCCAGTCGACTGACGAATATCCTGTCTGCGGTTCTGAAGTTGAGAACAACATCAACCGTTCCTATGACGGTGAACCGTACGAAGATTGCACAGGCGACCTGTTCATGGTTCACATGACCGGCTACATCACGATCCCAGTTCACAACACGATTGAGTTCATGCTTGCGTCAGATGACGGCGGTGAGATAACTATCGGTGATGAGATGTTCGGTGTTTGGTATGACCAAGGCTGCACATGGACTATGTCAGGCAATCTTGACATTGAGTCAGGTAGTCAGCCACTCGAATTGTGGATGTACGAGAACGGCGGTGGTACTTGTGTGATGCTCGCTTGGAAGATTGATGACGGTGACTGGCAGATCGTGCCAGACTCCGCGTTCACTACTAACGCAGTCTCGCAGACAACTTCAACAACATCTTCAACAACCACATTCTCATCTACAACCACCTCCACTTCAACCACAACTTTGCCTGAGACAACAACCAGTTCATCTACATCAACCCTTCCACCAGAAACGACCACAACGACTTCGACAACTCTTGCACCAACAACCACGCAAACGACAACAACAACGTCAACGACGACCATCCCAGTTCAAACAACGACCACAACTTCTGCACCATATACGCCTCCTCAGACCACAACTACTGTCGTGGTCGTACAAGTTCCCGATACCACGACCACAACTTCTGTGCCTGAACCCGAATCCACAATCGAAGAAACGACATCTACAACCGTTCCTCCCGAGCCTGATCCGACTGTTCCTGAATCCGTTCCAACTCTGCCCGCCGAAACAAGTACGCCAACATCACAGCCGTTGCAAGAACCAGATACCCAAGAAACATTGCCACCAGAAGTAGAGAGTTCATCGACCACAACGCTACCTGACATTGAGTCTGAGGTGTTCACCGAAGAAGAACTAGATGAGTTCGTAGAGACACTTGACATCGTTGAAGATGAGCCGATCACCGATGAGAAGGTTGAGCAGATTCTTGAAGTGTTGGCTGATGCGGCACCGGCACAGATTGTTGCAGCGATCGAGCAGATCTTGACCACCACAATCACATCCGACCAAGCGGTCAGCATCGCGTCAGCTCCTGAAGTGTTGGATGCGGTAACTCAAGACCAAGCCGAAGCGATCTTTGAAGAGATCATCGTGGAAGAACTCACAACCGAACAAGCCGACGAACTCGTTGAAGTCCTGAACGAAGCACCAACAAAAGTGAAGAAGGCGTTCCAAGAAACCATTGATGTGTTCTCAGGGCTTTTTGATTCGTTCCAAATGGTCGGCCAGACCATACCTGTTGGCGAGCGTAGAACTTTGGTCGCCGTATCAAATACACTTGTGGCGGTAGGAGCGAGCCTGCGCAGAAGGAACACCTAGTGTTTGCCAAACTTAGAGATGAACTGTTTGCGCTCGGCTTCACGCTGGGCGCATCCGCGATCACCATCATGACGCTGTCTGGAACCGTACAGAACTGGGCATTGATATTCACGTTCCTGTCCCTCGCACTACACTTGGCAGGAGTATTGACCAAAGGAGAAGAAGATGGATCAGGACATGAAGATTAAACCGAACGCAACTGCTGCAAGATTCTTTGACCTCGGACAAAGACTGTTTAGTTTGTTCCTCTCGACAGCACTCCCAGCAATCACCACAGGCGCAGTCATCGGTGTGTCGGTTGCCAAGTCGGCGATCATGGCTGGAGCGATGTCGGTCATCGCAGTTGTGCAGAAGCTCGCAGCCGCATCGGTTGACGGTGCGCTAACAGCAGACGAGATCAAAGAAGCATTCGGAACAAGCAACGGCAAGAAGAAGAAGTGAACGCAAAGAACTGGCCGATAGTCAAGGTCACTTTGCCGGCAGATCTCAAAGGCGTCAAGCCTGGTGAGGTGCCTGCGCATCTGTTGCGCGATGTCCAACCATACGGCAAACTTCACTGGCGAGCAGCCGACGCATATCATGCGATGCGCGACAAAGCATTCGCAGACGGAATCAAACCATTCAAACCCGTATCCGAAGGCGACACATATCGTTCACTTGCATTCCAGACAACAATCTTCTTGCAGCGATATCAGAAGTCACCGCTCGAAGGCGCATCAACACGAACTTGGGAAGGTGTGAAGTGGTACAAGAAGTCGCCGACCATGGCATCGCTCGCAGCACCAGGCACATCCCAACACAACCTTGGCATCGCAGTTGACATCTGGTCGGCGTCAGGTCCACGCTTCGACTGGATGCTGAAAAACGCACTTGACTTCGGCTTCTCGTGGGAAGTCGTACCAGAAGAACCATGGCATCTTCGCTACACAGCCGGTGACAACGTCCCACCAGCTGTTCAAGCATGGCTTGACCGCAAGAAGGTCGTGTGACATGGACGCTGGACTCGCAGTCGTCTTCGCCGCAGTAGTTGCAGCACTCGGCGGAATCGCTGTTGCCATCATCCAAATGCGCAACCTCGCCAACGAAAACCGAACCGACCACGCCATCGTCCAGAAGAGACTCGACACCGTGATCGACATGGTCGGCAAAACATCTGCGAAACTCACCAGCCATCTTGACTGGCATGTCAACACATCAACCAAGGAGCCACGCAAAGACCCGAAGGTCAAGCAGGTTGCGACACGCAAGAAGAAGTGACCGCCGTACTTGTCATCTGGCATGACGCGCACAGCGGATCCGAATCATGGATACCAATCACCAGTCTCGACACCGAACCAGCAGTCGTCAACACAGTCGGCTTCCTACTCTCCACAACTGACGGAGGCAAACCTGACCACGTCACCGTCTACCAATCACGCAACGAAGACGCCATTGACCATGTTCTGCACATTCCTGTGAAGATGGTTGTCAGCATCAAAGTGTTGATGGATCTAGAAATAAATACTCCAGACCGCTAGATATAGCGTTAATCCAAGCCCATCGGCTAAGGTTGGCAGGTGCGCTCCCCACTAGGGTTGATGTGGCACCGCAACCAGTCACCTCCTTCTGGTTGCGTTATCCCTGCACTTACGAAAGGACCACGATGCGCATACTCTCCGCAATCATGGCAACAGTCGCCACACTCACCATGAGCCTCGGCATAGCCCACGCTGCATACGCACCAGACGTCACCAGAAGCGATGTCGAAGCATTACAGCCACTCTGGCAACCTGACAGGCTTGACCTACCCAAGCCGATCAAGTTCCGTCACGGCGATGTCTCCTGGCTTCCGTCCCTCGCCAAGCAGGCAGGATGGCCAGACCATGCCATACCCAAATTAAGCGAACTGATATTACGCGAATCGGGTGGATGTCCGAACCGTCGCGGTGGAGACAAGGTTGACAAAGACTGCAACATCACAGGTGTGTCCGAATGGAATCACCGATCCGACACAGGGCTTCTACAGATCAACGGCGTCAACTACGACATGAAAAGGAACAAGTGGGCTGCGGTCTGCCGTGAACTAAACATCTGCACCCAAGCACCACTACTTGACGCCTACACGAATCTTCAGGCTGGACTGGTTCTGTACCGCATCTCAGGCTTCGAGCCGTGGAACCCTTGCAACTGGACGGTCTGCAAGGTATCCACCACATCCATGCCCTAATGTCCTATAACTGATACAGGCGAAGTATCAACTAGGAGGACAAATGAGTAACAAAGAAAAAATCAAGTTCACATTGGCGTTCATCTTGGCGGGTTGGGTCATGCTTCTTTGCATGCCACGACTGCCAGAAGAATCACCGGCATCAACGACACAGATCGCAATCTATGCGGCAATCAACTTTGCGGTGATGATCAAAGTATCTAAATGGATACGCCAAATTAACTGATGAGCGAAAACAGAATCATTGACGTCTGGTCGGAGTCGAAGAACGTCTTCGAATTACTCCGACCAGATTGGCAACAATACGGAACTTGTCGCGGTGAAGGAACAGACATCTTCTTCCACGAAAGATATTTGCATGCGGTGCGTGAAGCGAAGAAACTTTGCGACATCTGCGTGGTCCGTGAAAAGTGTCTAGACTTTGCTATCAAGAACGATTCTGTCGGCGTGTGGGGCGGACTGACAACAGTCGAGCGACGCATTGAGACACGACGACGAAGGAGAGATGGTACTCATGTCAAATCCACAACGAAGAAAAGGTACGCGCGCCGAATTGCAGGTGGCGAAGTTCTTCCACGACCACGGCCACCCAAAAGCTGAACGCGCCAGATCAGGTTGGACAGATGACCGTGGCGACATTGACGGAGTTGAAGACCTGACCGTAGAAGTCAAGGATCAACGCCGACACGACATCGGTTGTTGGCTTCGAGAACTAGAAGTCGAGCAGAAGAACCGTGGCACGAATCATGGTGTTTGCGCCGTGAAGAAACAAGGCGCAGTCGACGTAGACAGTTGGTATGCGATCATGACAATGACCGAGTTCCTCAAACTTTGGAACGCCTACAAAAACATTCCCGACAATCCCGCATCCGCGCACACAGATCCGATATAGTTCCAACCAACAAAGATTCCCAAGAAAACAAGGAGACTGCACATGCTCGAAGAAACACGACAAGAAGCACCGAAAGATCGGTGGGGTCGTTACCTCGTCACAACACCTGACGGCAAACAACGCGGCTACACCCGTGTCACCACGATCGCAAAAGCACCAGACGACGAAGCCGCATTGAAACAATGGGCGAACCGAATGGTTGTTACCGGCTTGATCAACCGATCAGATCTTCTTGCGCAAGCGTCCACAAAACTTGATGACAAATCTGCGTTGAACAGAATCTGTGAAGAAGCAATCACCGCAGGTGGCGGATCACATCGCGCCAACCTCGGCACAGCACTCCACTCAGTCACCGAACAAGTTGACCTCGGCAAGAAACCACAAATCCTCCCAGGTCTGCAACCAGACGTTGACGCCTATGTATCCACATTGCAAAAGTACGGTGTCCACATCATGCCCGACTACATCGAGTCAGTAGTCATCAATGACAGCTCAGAATACGCAGGAACACTTGACCGCATAGTTGAAGTAGATGGCCGAATGTACATCGCCGACCTGAAAACTGGCACCGACCTCACCTACTCTTGGCGGTCAATCGCAATCCAGTTGGCTGCCTACGCCGACGCCGAACACATCTACAACTATCAGACCGCAGTCCGAACCAGCCTGCCGATGATCGAGAAAGATCGTGCCATCGTCTTTCACCTACCAGCAGGCGAAGCCCGCTGCGAACTGTATTGGGTAGACCTTGAAGCGGGTCGTGAAGGTCTGCAACTCGCACTCAATGTTCGTGCCTGGCGTAAACGCAACAATCTGAACGAACGCTTTGAAGAAGGCAAAATCATCAAACTAGACACAGGCTTGGATAAGCGTCGCGACTGGATGACAGCACGAATCAAACACATGCCAGAACCAGCGCAGAAGATGTTGCGGGCATTGTGGCCGAATGAAGTACCGAAGTTGGCTGACGCATCATCCGAACAAATAGACCTGCTGATCCGCATCGTCGGTCTGCTCGAAGCCGAACATAGTGTTCAGTTCTTTGAAACAGATCCAGCCGCAAAGGTTGGTCGCAAGAAGGCAAAGAAATGACCGACACATTCGAAGGCCGAACATACGACACTGGCGTTGACCGCTCATGTGTACTGCAACTCCAATCAGAGTTTGACTGCCTACGCCCACATCAACGCGCAATGATGAAAAAGATCGCAACCGAATGCAACGAGTACGGTCACTCCATCTCGTTGGATCAACTTAAATCGCATCGCAGATACCAGATCGGACGAGGTCTAGTTGACCTCATCTTGTCTGATAACTGTGACGAACTCCTGATCACGAGTATCTGCCACTCGATTCAGGGTGTGTTATTCAAAACGGCAGGCGGTGCCATCGGGCATCTTGACGCATCATGCGCAGAACAGTTCGCTGTCATCTGTCGTGCGATCCGTTGGGATGAACAAGACATCGTGTGGAACACATCAACGGACTCCTTCGGATTCCCAAGTAAAGAAAAGGTAGGTTAAGCAATGTCAGATGAACAAGATCTCCTAGCAGGAGGCGGACCCAAACTGCCAAGTTTGAAGTTCGAGAAGATCGGTGACGTTCACTCAGGTGTCGTCCTCGACGTAAAGAAATTGGAAGACCGTGATCCAGCCGGTGTCGCAAAGACCTGGCCGAACGGTGATCCACGCTTCGTGTACGTCATCACACTCAAAACCGAAAATCAAGGCGACGCAAACATCTGGGCGCGTGGTGCAATGATCACGGCGATAAGAGAGGCTGCGAAGCAAGCATCAGTGACAGAGTTGACCGGCAACAAAATCTCGGTCAAATACTCGGCAGATGGAGAAAAGAAGGCAGGATTCAACGCACCGAAGCTGTTTGCGGCCAAGGTAGAGAAGGTCGCAACCGACGACCGTTGGTAGAAACCTAAGCAGGGTTCGACCTTACTTTGCACTATCCCTTTCGGCAGAGTAAGGTCGTTCACCTACTAACGGAGGTCACATGACTAAGAAAGATATACAGGACGCCATTGCGTTCCTCGAAAGACAATATGTCGGTGTTGGAGATCAAGACCGACTATTCGAAGTGATAGCAGCACTCAAACAAGAACTAGAACGGAGAAGCAAAAAATGACCGGCGATACATACGCAATGAGCCAAGAGATAGTCGAGTTGCAAACCCGAGTCGCAGAACTATCTGTCGCACTTGAACTCGTCACCCAGCAACGCGACGACGACCGCACCAACTGCGTCAGCCTTCACCAAGAACTAGAAGCCTGCAAAGTTCATCTGCGCGAAGCACACGCACTCGTCTCCCGACTCCGCGTCCACATCCAACAAGGTGTTGAACTGTGATCACCATCGGACTTGACACATACATCGTCTGCCAACTGTGCGACGGCGAAGTCCGACTCAACACCGAACGCATCGCAGGATGTCTTTGCGACCCAGATAATCCGACATGGATCGGCATAGAACCAAACGGCCGTGTCCTTGCATTCAGCCAATCCAAATATGAAATCGTTAAAGAGAACAAATGACTGGCGAGAACATTCTGCTCGAAGCACACGCAACGATCACAGGTCCACGCAACGCCAGTTACGGCCCAGTCACCGAAGACTACGCCAAAGTGATTGAGATCTTCGCTGGGCTGACAGGCATCCGACTCTCCATGTCCGATGCGCTGCTGTTCATGGTGTCGGTCAAGATGGCACGACTCCGAACCAACCTTGAGAAGAATCGTCTGCACCACGACAGCCTGCTGGACGCTCTCGGCTACCTGGCACTCTTGAATCAAGCCTACGAAGAACTCCCATTCCCGCAGACCGTGGCAGAACGATGAAAGCAATGGTTAAAGATTCAAGCGCAGATAGTTCAATGGGAGAATTATCGTT